TCTTTCATGTCTTGTTCTTCTATTGATTCTGTAATTCCTTTCAGTCTTTCTTTGTCTACCAGGTTTACCTCTATGACCTGCATAAACTGGTCTAAGGTAAACTTAGTGCCATCGGCATTCAGCGCCTGCCTTTGATTACCTCCTAGATATGGTAAGTTTATAAACTGACCTGGACGTAGTTGCCCTGTTTCATTATCTTTTGTTAGCTGTGTTTGTTTTGGAAATATTTCACAATCTGATTTTAATTTAAACGTTGGTAATAAATTACTTAAAAATGATCTTACAGATTTTGCATCTGTAAAAGATCTCATAAATAAAAATAAATGTAGTCCACCGCTTTTAGAACATACTGGGACTAGTGGTAATTTGTATTCTTGTATTTTATCTATAAAAAATTTTTTATTAAAGTCTTCGTAATCTTTTGGATCTATATCTATAACTCCAAACTTAACTTCAGAGTTTTCATTACAAGGTTGTATACCTATTGATAGCGTGCCTTCTAGATGTGCTTGATAAATTTCTGGTGTAAGTTCCTCGTAGTTCCATCTGTATACTGGTTTCTTTTTACCAGTCTCAGAATCTACGTACGCATCTGGATGTTCAAAGTCAGCTACACCATATGCATGTCGATACCCATTAAAAAATTCTATATATCTTTTATCCATAACTGTTGCTGTGGGCCACTCAGTCTCCCGCTTGGCCCACACTGTGCACTCATTCTCTTAGAGAATTAGATAATGCTTTCCTTTGGTTTGTCTTCGCCATGCTTAGCTTTAACATTACCTTTCGATATGTTTTCACTAAATGACTTAGCTTGACCGTATAAGGATTGATCAGTTACTGGACCAATTTTACTGACTTCCCAACCAAACCATGTGCCTTTATCGTTTGACATTTGGGTAGTTTTTAGTCTGTAAATGTGGCTGAAAGATGCTGGTGTAAATAAACCATTCTTACCTTTCATTTTTATTCCAGACATCATTGAATTCCATTTTCTACTAATTTTTAATTGAGTAGATTTCATAGATATCAACGCTGTCGATGGACTATCGCCCTCAACAATAACGAAGTGAGATGCAGTCTTCTCAATATAATTACCATTTGGTAATCTATCTTTGTAGTTTGCATCCGGTTTTGTTTTGGACATTATATCAGAAGATGAATCATAGATTGCAACTGGTGCACCTGGTCCTTCTCCTCTATCTTTCCATTCAATGTACTCCAACTTGTAAAAGCACGGAATTACATTGATACCTTTTACTCCGTCATACAGATCGCCAGATACTGAATTATATATCATACCTGGTTCTGCACCTTCGACATACTTACCATCTCTTTTGTTTACCTCTGGAGATAGTTGTCCAAGGATTTTTAGAAAAGGAAGAGCTAGATCTTCTTGACCTATTGAGCCCAAACCTTTTGCTGCATCATCTTCAAACACATTTGCTGGAAGACCTGCAGTCTTTTTTTCTGCTACTTGGTTCATGTTTATTTGTTCCTCGTTATTTTAGTTCTGTTTCCTGCGAACACGTTAAAAAGATCAGAGGGCATCTCTTGTCCAGATTCTAGACGCTCTCTGACCAATGCTTTAAGTGTCATGGGTTCAACCTTTAGTTTCTGGACAGGTTCATACCCTTGACCTTGCGCAAGGATCGCATATTGCGATGCCTTGTTATCTTCGTTACGACCAAAGGAAACAGTAATCTCATTTTTAATAAGATCACCCAGGCCGTTTTCTCGAAGCCATTTATATGCTGCCTCTTTATTTGCTAGTGATATAGAAGCACCATAAACTGGTTTAACTTCAACTGAAGATCCATCTGCTAGTTTTAATGTAGAGATGTTCATCTCTTGCATCATGGTAGGTATTACCTCACCAGAAACTAATTCAATGTGTCTCTTCAGTTCCTTTAATTCTTTTTCTTTTTTCTCAAGATCGTCCTCTAATGTTTTTAGTTTTACGACTTGATCGGATAAAGATTTTGCATCATTAACAGAATTCAAATCTTCTCGTTGGTCTTTTTCAAAATCAATACTACTCATTTACTTCTCCTTTCTCATATAAGTTAATTGCTATAGGATAATATTGTCTTTCTTGTTTATCCCATTTCAATAAGTTGTATTTACCATTTGTAATATCAGATACAATAGAACATGCAACACCTATTATAGCGGGGTCACCTGTTAATAATAAATAATCTTCTGGTCTAAAATTTTTTAAAAGTTTTCTTAATTTAAAAATCAAAGGTCCAGGTGAAAAAATTATTTGTGAAAGTTCTGGTAACAACGGTATTACATCACCGTACTTTCTAGCACCTACAATATTTATTTTAGGTGTTCCAGCTTTTGTACCAGGTACTTCTTGTATTAAATAAACTTTTCTTTCTGACATTATTGACAAACTATATAATTATGTTTATATAGATGTCAACTAGAAAGTAGAAAATGAATTATAAGTTTAAAACAAAGCCATATGCGCATCAGATTAAGGCATTAGAAATGTCTTGGGACAGACCCTACTTTGCATACTTTATGGAGATGGGTACTGGTAAATCTAAGGTATTGATAGATAATATATCTATGCTTTATGACAACGGTAAGATCAATGGTGTCCTAATTGTGGCACCAAAAGGTGTAGTAAAAAACTGGTATGAAGGCGAGATACCCACACATCTTGTGGACCATATTGAACACAAGACAGTTTTATGGCAACCCTTAATTACTAAAAAACAAACCGCTGCATTAGATAGTTTATTTGAAACAGGTGAAGACTTACACATATTAGTAATGAATGTAGAAGCTCTTTCTACACAAAAAGGTTATGACTTTGCTGAAAAATTTTTATACTCTCATAGAGCTTTGATGGCTATTGATGAATCAACAACTATCAAAAACCCAGACGCAAAACGTACAAAAAATATTTGTAAGTTAGGTAGATCATCTAGATATAATAGAATACTTACTGGATCTCCAGTTACTAAATCACCATTAGATTTGTATAAACAATGTGAGTTCCTGAGCCCTGGTCTGTTAGGCCATGAGTCTTATTACACATTCAGAACTAGATATGCAATTATGAAGACGGCAAACTTTGGTGGTAGATCTGTACAGATTGTAGTTGGTTATAGAAACCTGGACGAACTATCAGAAAAATTAAAAGAGTTTTCTTATCGTGTATTAAAAGATGAATGTTTAGATCTACCTAAGAAAACATTTATGAAACGTGTAGTCACACTCACACCGGATCAATTAAAAGTATACAGAGAAATGAGTCGACTAGCTCTTGCTAGTTTTAATGGCAAGATGATGACTACAGCAACAGTCTTAACTCAACTCATGAGACTACAACAAATAACTTGTGGTAATTTTACAGCAGACGATGGCACATCACATGAGTTACCCACTAACAGATTACCAGAGCTTATGGATTTATTAGATGAGATAGAAGGTAAGGTCGTTATATGGGCTCACTTTCAGAGAGATGTAAATAGAATTATAGAAGCTATCAGTAAAGAGTATGGTGCAGATTCTTTTGTAGATTACTATGGTTTAACACCACAAGAAGATAGACAAAAAAATATACAAAAGTTTCAAGATCCAAGTTCCCCGGTTCGTTTTTTTGTAGGCACGACTCAGACTGGTGGTTATGGTATTACACTTACAGCAGCTAGCACTATGATATATTATTCTAATGGCTATGATCTAGAGAAAAGACAACAATCAGAAGCTAGAATAGATCGTATAGGTCAAGAGAGACCTATGACATACATAGATATTATTTGTGAAAAGACTGTTGATACTAGAATAGTAAAGGCTTTACGTAAAAAAGTTAACATTGCAACTCAGATAATGGGAGAGGAGTTAAAAGAATGGATCTAAGACCTCACGTGGTAATAAGAATGGGACTATGGATTAGTCTCGTGGCTTGTTGTCTTTGGTATTTCTAACGTATACTTGAAGAATCACCTATTACCGGTTTATATTTTGTACGACCCTCTTCTCTAAATGCATGTAAGAATGATGCACGTCTACCTTCAGGTATCCAACTACAATGTATCCATCCCGAATTAGGTTCGCCGGGTGTGTAAAATTCTAAAATGAGCTGGTCGTAAGGAAGCTCTTTATGTATCCAGTCTGCAAGCTCAGCGTTGTCTACGCCTGGACATTCGAAGTCTGCCGCCTCTGCTTTTGCATGTTGACTGTTAACTGAACTTCCAATCTCTACGCAAAGCTGAGCACAACGGAATCCGCTAGTCACTTTGACTCTGCCAAAATGGTCACGCACTGGTTGCAAAATATTTTCACATAACGCTTTTAATTTTTCTACTTGTTCTGCGTTAGGATTATTATTAATTCCTTTTCTAATAGCTGTGTCTGATTTAGTTAATTCTGAAAGACTAAAATTACGTGAAAGATTCATTATGTTACCATCCTCTCTATAGCGAAGAGTGCAGCAGTTCCCGCAGCTGCTAAGAGAACCCAATAGACTTTATCTATCTTACCGCCCAATTTCTCGACGTCTTCGTGTACATGTTTTAAGTTCTTCTTGACACCTGAAATGTGTCCGTACAAAGATATAATATGTTCTCTAGTATTTTTAGGTTCTATCGCCATAATTAATTGTTGCCAAAAAGTATAGCAAGTTTCTGTGCTGTACTCAAGTTGCTTAAATTGTTGTTGTTAACTGTATTTGATATTAAATTACTATCAATACTTGGTAGATTTAATGAGTTTGGTGTCACTGGTGTCTCTGTTGCACTAGGTAGTAAAGGGTTTTCTATAAAAGGAAAGTTTGGTTCTTCTAAAGACACACTTCTCATTTCATTTTGTATTGCAGAAATAACAGATGATGCTTCATCTAATGGACTAACATTGCCGATGGCAGCAGCATTATCTCTAAAAGCTTTTCTTATGTCTGCAGATATATTTATTGGTCTGAATATGTTATTATCTATTGTGTTTACATCTATACCAGATAGTCTGCCAACAGAATTTCTAAAAGATGAATTAGATATATTTAATACTCTTGCTGCATCTATATCTTTTTTAAAATTTTGTCTTACACCAAATAAAGCTCTGTTAGCATTTATATATGCATCAACAACATCTCTTGCTTCAATGGGTCCACCACGTAGAGCTTCTCTAGTAAATAATTGTCTAGACTCCCTAACTCCTCTTTGATAATCTGCAACCTTAAAATTTAAACCTCGTTCAGGATTTATGTTTACAGACCTAAAACCAAAAAGACCTGCGAACTCATCACCAAATTCAAACGCTTGACCATATTTATCATATTTACCTTTTGTAAGCACATCAACAGACTCTATCGATCTATCTAATCGTTTTAATTGTTCAAAAGAAAAAGGCATTTGTGCCTTAACTAAATGCCCCATAATTTTATATGACTTGTCGCCAGCTGTATCTTGAGGGTTAAACACCTGAAATCCATCTCTAGTTCTACCACCTCTTGCTATAATATCTGCTACAGCTTCTGTCCAAATTGATTCAGATATAAATGGTTGT